ACTTGCTACCCACGCCAAGCCACCCTATCTAAGATGACAGGTCTTAGTCGCAGCACTATCTTTAGAACTACTGAATTGTTAGAGAGATCACAAATTATTTCTAAAAAACGCCAGAAGTCTACAACATTATATACTATTAATAAAGATTTAGTTGTGTCTGTGAGAAACTATGATGTGTCTACAGGACACATGGGTAGTGTCCTCAGGACTAATATTAGTAGAACTAACATAACAACTAACAGTAATATAACTAACTTTATAAAAGGTCTTGCGGAGAGTGGTAGCGATAAAGAAACAATATTAACAAAGCTAGCGTCTAAGTATACGATCCAAGAACTCAACCAAGCTATTAAGGATAATGATAACCCTTATTTGTGTAAGCAAGCTCTTCAAATAAAGGACCAAGAGAACGTGAAATATGTGTCAAAAGATGTTATAAAAAAGGCAGTGAAAGATGTGCAAAAAAATACTAATTATTTTTATAAGAATAAGGTAGCAGAGAATAAAAGGAAACATGGCAGGATTTCAGCAACGAAAAGTTTTTTGTCAAGGTCTAACAAGAAAAAGTAAAAGACCATGCAGAGCTAAAGGATACCCAACTGCCAATGGAAAATATTTATGTAGGTTTCATGGCGGTAATAATATAAAAGGATTTAACCAAAAGAACTATACCGATGACACAAGAATCAACCAACTCCAAGCACTCTTCCAATTCAGAAACAAATCAAGAGAAGAAGTCAAGCAATACTATTACAAAGAAATCAAACCTAGAATTGGAACTAATGAAAGAAGTAGATACTATCGAAAATATGCTTATGCGAGGCGTAACTCTTTCAGAAATTTTAGAGGACAAAAAACTCTCTGTCTCACAGATGAGCTTACAAAAGTTTTATGCAATCTTAAAGAAAGACAAAGAACTCAACAACAAGATAACTGAAGCTAGAAAAATTGGTATCCAAACTTTAATTGATAAGTTGTTGCAAATCTTTCAGTATCAAGAAGTAGAAAACCCTAATCAAATACTATGGATCAGAGAGAAAACAAAATTTATTACTTACCTAGCAGGAAAACTGACCGATCTTTATTCTGACAATAAACCGATAAAGCAGAATATAGATCAGAAAATTTCTGTTTCGTGGCAAGATACTCCTGATCTGATTGAGGTAGACGCAGAAGAAGTTGTCGATAAAACAAACCCCTCGCCATAATTAAATGGCAAAGGGTTTCAATTTCTATTTTACTCATGTTTATGATCTCTGAACTCAACAATTATCTTGCAATCTTTTCCTTCGTGTTTGTGCCAAGCATCATCAAGATCAGAAATTAATTGTAAAAAAGTTTTACCATCTGTACCATGATAACTATTTTCACAATAGTTTAAGACTTCAGATTGTTTGTTTTGTTTTCCATTCTTCCATTTTCTTCCATAAGAATAGATTTCATATTTGTCTATATACATAGTTTCCCCTTTCTAAAATATTATAGCTCCTAAAATTAACCCAATTAAAAAGCATTGATATTCATGGCGGTAGTACAATTCATAAAATTTTAAATCTTTTAAAAATTTATTCATTTATAATCGCCTAAATTATTTATTGTAAAAATAATTTTATTAGATGTATCATTTATAGTTTTTTTAATGTCATTTTTAAAAGCCAATATAAGACTTGAATTTTGATCTTTAAATTGTATTTCAAGCTCATCTAATAATTGATTTTTAACTTGATTAACAAGTTTTTTATTTTTTATCATTTATAACTCCCTAAAAGATTTTTAAGAATTACAGGAGTTATTTTTTTTGGTATTGGTAGCCTATATTTTAACCAATCACTCCAATATTGCTTAGTCCTATATATTTTTTTAATAGGCACTTGATACATATTTATATTATATTTTTTCATTAATAACCCCCATACATTTCTTCACAAGCATTATCTAATCCAATTTGATCGCTAAAGTATCTTATATACTTATCGCCACCCCAATAACCCTCGACTTGATTATCTTCTGTATTTACCCAAATGTTAGGACCACCACCCGCAACCAAAAGCATAGCACCGCTATAGCTCTTATCTTGGTTTATGATCCATTTAATAGAATAGACATCATCTAAAAAATCATAACCACTTGGTTCAAAGTCTTTTTTTTCTTCATCATTTAATTCGTGGTATCTTTGGCAGCTTTCTGGGTCTATTGGTTTATCACCATTAATTTCACTAGCGATATTATCTACCATTCTTCTAAGTTGTTTTTCACAATCAGTTAGTTTTTTTTCTTTTGTCATTGTTTCACCTTTCTTTGTTGTTTCGTAAATAATAGCCGAAATGGTATAATACTAATATTGGACAGATTGACGCAGTTAGATTATATTACTTTAATATAACCAAATTGGATATATAAAGAGCATTGAAAGGATAAATATGAATATAAAAGAACTAATAAAAAACAATAAATATATTTGTAGTTTCGATAATAAAAATTATATGGAAATTACAGAGTTAAAAAACAATAAACTTTTCATATGTCGTGAAGGTGGTGGATTTGTAAAATCCATTGATATTGACAATCAAAGTTTCATTGAAGATGTAAAGAATGAAAAAATTAAATTTACTAATTCAATGTTTATGATTTGGAAAAAGGTTAAATTGTTTCATGACCATTGGATAGAAAATAAATATTATATTGAAGGATATGTGACCAATCATAAATGGAATGGATGGTCAATTCCAATGGTTGAACTTGACCAAATCAAGAAGTTTAATGAAATACAGAAAAAAACTAATTCAATAACAGATCATGAATTATTTAAAATTATTGATGATAAAAATATATCAATCAAAGATTTTAATGAAGATGATATAATAACTATTGAAAGGTCAGAATTTAATTGTAATGGCAAAACAATTAAGGCTTTTGATGTGTCATTAGGTTGGACATGGTCAGAAGAAAAATTAAATAGTTAATTAATAATAAACATTAAACCCATCAGTTAATTTTTAATTGGTGGGTTTTTTTTATGCGTGGTTAAAAGTTGCAATTCATATATCAAGCGACCTCGTGGTTGCACTCGTGTTATAAATCGGATCATATAAGCACCATCAAAGACAATTCATAACCTTTTTGTCATAGTGATAATAAAAGATTATTGGAAGTAATACATATTTTTTGTAGAGCTTGTCATATTTTTAGAAATGCAGACCCCCCATATACCCCAAAATGCGACCGCAGTTTATTATATATATATACATGGGACTCGAGGACACCCTTACACACAGCTTCATCTTCATCTTGCCAGACCAACAATAATAAACTAGATATGGTATATGAACTATTTTATGTCAGAAGATATGGATTGCTTATGCTACATTGAAGAAAAAACAAACAATGTAGTAATCAAATTCTTTAATATGCCAGACCATGCTTCAGCAGAGTTATTCACAATGTTTGCTATGAATAAACTAGGCTTTGACTATCACCCAATAAATGAGGATATGCCTAGTAAAGAAGTTCACTAAGTTATGGATATTAAAATACCTTACACACCTCGTAAGCATCAAGCCTACATTCACAAACAAATAGATAAACACAGATGGAATGTATTGGTATGTCATAGAAGATTTGGCAAAACTGTGGCAGTTCTAAATCATTTGATTAGATCAGCTTTGACTTCTAAGAACAAGAACCCTAGGTATGCCTACATATCACCCACCTTCAAACAATCAAAAGCTATTGCTTGGGATTATATAAAACAGTTCACCGCCAAAATACCCCACACCAAATTCAACGAAACAGAACTGAGAGTTGATTTACCAAATGGCTCTCGTATCACCTTGCTAGGCTCAGAGAACTCAGATGGTTTGAGAGGTATCTATCTTGATGGCTGCGTGATTGACGAGTATGCGAATGTAAATGAAAAACTATTTCCTGAGATTATCAGACCAGCACTATCCGACAGAAAGGGGTACTGTGTATTTATTGGAACTCCGCAAGGAATGAATAATAATTTTTATGATCTATACCAACACGCACAAGGTGCGGATGATTGGTTTCACTACAAAGCTAAAGCTAGCGATACGAAAATTGTCGATCAAGAGGAACTAGACAAAGCGAAAGAGGTAATGGGTGAGAAGAAGTATCTGCAAGAGTTTGAGTGTGATTGGATTGCAAACATCGAAGGTGCTATCTATGGTGATGAGATTGCAAAGCTAGATAACAAACGACAGATTAGTAGAGTACCTTACGATCCTAGTCTACCAGTATCTACAAGTTGGGACTTGGGAGTTTCAGATCACAGTGCAATTATATTCTTTCAACAACTAGGTCGAGCAATCAATATTATCGACTACCATGAAGAGAGAGGTAAAGGTCTACCGCATTATATTCAGATGATAAAGGAAAAGGATTACATATACAAAGATCACTTTGCACCACACGACATCGAAGTTACAGATTTTAGTAATGGCAAGACCCGGAGAGAGGTCGCCTATCAATTAGGAATAAGGTTCAAGGTCGTTCCAAAAATTCCACTCGAAGATGGCATCCACGCAACGACAATGATCTTGCCGAGATGTTGGATTGATGTAGACCATTGCAAAAACTTAATAGATGCGTTAAGACACTACCATAGGAAGTACATCGACAAAAATAGAATGTTCAGATCGAAACCTGTCCACGATTGGAGTTCGCATGCGTGTGATAGCATGAGGTATCTAGCTGTGGGATTACAAGAAATAAATGATAGACAAATTGCTCCACAAAGTGTAGCAGATAATGAATACAGGATTTTATAATTATGGGATCAATATTTAAACCAAAAATGCCAGCGTTGCCGCCACCCCCACCACCGCCAGAGCCACCTAGCACAGAATTATCCCCAGAGGAAAAAGAAAGAATTAAAAAAGAACAAGATGCTATTATGAGAAGAAGAAAAGGTAGAAAAGAAACTATCTTAACTGGACCACTTGGTATTCAAGAAACTGAGGAAGAAGCATTGGAAACTTTATTAGGTAAGTAATATGATTTTAAATAATATAAAAAAAATTTTTAAAAAGAAACCAGCAGTGAAGAAAACTGTAAAGGTAAAAGAAGAAATTAAAATTGAAGAACCTTTAGTCTTGCACAAAAAAGATATTGCTGAAAAAGCAACAAAAGAAACTAAGCAAGAAACTAAATCTTCATTAACATTTGGAGTATAATTATGCCGGGTCATTTTGGTGGAAGTCATAGTCATGGAGATAAAAAATCTAATAATAGAACTTCATCAAACAATAATAGAGGAACAAGTTTACATGGTGGATCAACATATAAAGCACCACCTTCTCAAAAATTTACATCTTATACAAAACAAAACTTAAATCCTAATGATGATACTGCTGCAAAAGTTTCTTTATTTAAACAAAGAGGTGCAACCAAAATTCAAAATATGTACATGGGTGCAGCGAGTATTACTAAACCTATTTTTAAAGCTGGTTCAGTAAAAACAAGAACTTATTTTGTAGATGATGTTTTAACATCTAAAAAAGCTAAAAAAAATATTGGCTATACACAAGAAGAATTTAAAAATTTAAGTACAACTAAACAAGAAGAAGTTTACAAAGGTTATCTTGATAAAAGAATGTCAGGTCAAACTGATGCTTTTGGAAATGTTAATCCTAATTATGGAAAAGATGATGGTGGTAGTAAACAACCTGTTCAACCACCAGAACCAATATTAGTTACAAAAAATGTTGGTGGTACAGAAGTTCAAACTACTGAAGCAAAACTAGCAGAAGAAAAAGCTGAAGCAGAAGAATACGATGCAAGAAAAACAAAGAAGAAAGGTAGAAGAAGAACAATACTTACTTCTCAAACTGGAGCTAGTGAAAATTTTGTATTAGGTAAACCAATTTTATTAGGTGCATAATGGCGAAAACTGATTTAACAAAAAACATAATGGCGAGATTTGATCGCCTTAAAACTGGTAGACAAAACTGGGAAACACATTGGCAAGAAGTTGCAGACTATATGCAACCTAGAAAAGCTGATGTAACTAGAACAAGATCGAAAGGTGATAAAAGAACAGAATTAGTTTTTGATTCTTCTCCAATACAAGCTGTAGAATTGTTAGCTGCATCTTTACATGGGATGCTAACTAACCCTTCTACTCCTTGGTTCTCACTTAGATATAAGGATGAAGGATTAGATTCAGATGATGAAGCTAAACTTTGGTTAGAAGGTGTAACTGAAACAATGTACACTGCTTTCAATAGATCAAACTTTCAACAAGAAATATTTGAATTGTATCATGATCTAATTACATTTGGCACTGCTGCAATGTTTATTGAAGAAGATCAAAATGATCTTTTAAAATTTTCAACAAGACACATTAACGAAATCTATATTACTGAAAATGACAAAGGTAGAATAGATACAGTATACAGAAGATTTAAAATAACACTTAGAGCTGCTGCTCAACAGTTTGGAGGTTCTCTTTCTGAAGAAGCTAAAAAGAAAGTTGATAAAGACCCATTCGATGAAATAGATATTTTACATGCAGTATATCCAAGACAAGACTTTAATCCTGCTAAAAAAGATAAACAGAATATGGAGTTTGAATCTGTTTACTTAGAATATAAAAATGGCAATGAACTATCAGTAGGTGGCTTTGTTGAGTTCCCTTTTGTAGTACCAAGATATTTAAAAGCATCGCATGAGATATATGGAAGAAGTCCTGCAATGACAGCACTACCAGATGTTAAGATGCTAAATGAAATGTCAAAGACAACTATCAAAGCTGCACAAAAACAAGTAGACCCACCTCTATTAGTTCCTGATGATGGTTTTTTATTACCAGTTAGAACTGTACCGGGTGGACTAAACTTTTATAGATCGGGTACAAGAGATAGAATTGAACCATTAAACATTGGTGCAAACAATCCATTAGGTTTAAATATGGAAGAGCAAAGAAGAACTGCAATTAGAAATGTATTTTATGTAGATCAACTAATGTTGCAACAAGGACCACAGATGACAGCAACAGAAGTCATACAAAGAAACGAAGAGAAGATGAGATTACTTGGTCCAGTATTAGGTAGACTACAATCAGAATTATTAAAACCAATGATTGATAGATGCTTTGCAATACTACTTAGAAACAATCAGTTTTCACAAGCACCAGACTTTTTATCTGGTCAAGATATAGAAATAGAATATGTATCACCATTAGCAAAAGCACAAAAAGGTACAGAGCTTTCATCAATTACTAGAGCAATAGAAATATTAGGATCACTTGCTAATGTTGCTCCTGTATTTGATTACATTAACTTTGATGCGTTGGTCAAACATGTAGCAGACTTAGTTGGCGTACCGCAAAAAGTTTTAAAACTACAATCACAAGTAAACGCTGAAAGAGAACAAGCAGCACAACAACAACAACAAATGGCACAGATGCAACAACTGCAACAAGTAGCCAAAGCAGGAGGAGATATAGCACCGCTAGCGAAAGCATTGCCAGACGAAGCAAGAGCTGTAGCAAATGCAGAAGCGGAATAGTATGGAAGCAAAACAACTAGAGAAATACTTACAAGAACTACAAACAGATTATAAAACAGTATTCAATTCAGACGAAGGCATAAGAGTCATCGCTGATCTTGAAAAGAGATGTCATTTTATGACTACCACAAATATAAAAGGTGATAGCCATGAATCTGCATATATGGAAGGACAACGCAGCGTTCTTCTATTTATAAAATCAATGCTGCAAAAAAAGGATAAATAAAATGTCAAGCGAACAGATAACACAGGAAACTGTGCCTGTAGAACAAGCGACTACAGAAACAGTACAACCAACACCCCCACCAGTAGCAACACCTACTGAACAACCAAAATCATCTTGGAAAGATTCTATTAGTGAGGTTTATAGAAATGATCCTAACATTGAAAAATTTACTGAAGCAGATGCTTTAGCTAAATCTT